CCTATAGCTTCTTTCAGGGTAGCAACGTCCAATGGACAGCTACCCCGATAGCAAAGATTCCAAAGATTGGAGTATCTTTGCTTAAGGTTTTCGGTGTTAAACGCCTTAACCTTCGCTTCTCCAGAGAGAATCTCTTTGAAGAGAAACGGACGAAGGACTTGATCTTTGATCTCGTCCTCCGTTAAAATCATCTTGCTCCTAAGGCGCGAGATGATTTGTCTTTGCGATAGTTTTGCCGAACCGGCAACTAGCAAAGAAGCTTCTTGTTCCGTCATTGACGGTAAAGAAGGCAGAACAAACTCACTGAGTAAAAGTTCCGCTAGAGACTTCTCTGTTTCTAACAGTTCGTAGCCTCTATAGCTTACATTCGAGGTAAAACCTCGAAATAAGATTTGGTCTGCTTGGGACATTGTCCCAGCAGCCCATTCGGCTACTGCAACCCTACTAGGGTCTGGTAGCCGGAGGACTAATTCGGGGAGATCCTCCTCTAGATATAGTCCTAAACCTCCTAGTGCCTGTGGCAATAGGAGATGCCAGTACACTCCACTGGAGCGATCTGGTAACAGAGATCCCATCCTTTGGAAGAGACGATCTCTGACAAGGGAGCGCCATTTCACTGAAAAGTGCTCCTTTGATAGCCAACGTATGGAATTTCCACAACCTTTGGCTTTTCCAATGGCCGTATTACGGTCATTGAAATCCTCATTGCTCTTTGAGCAAGGGGATAACAGTCGTACCTTTATCGAATCGACAAAGGGTGACTGAAGATAAACCTGATGATTATCATTGATAGATCCAGGTTTACCTCTAAAAGTCCCGAAGTTTCTAACATCGAGGATCTTTTCGCAATACCTCACGTATAACGTTGATATTGCGTGCTTCGTTTTCGAGATACTCGAACCGAGGCGTTGGTGTATCCTTGTGATCCACAAGAGATACTCCATTGGCCCGTAAGCGATATGATCGTCACCGGCCACGGCAAACGCTCTCCATGGTACATGGACAGGTTTACCGAAATCGCGATCCAGGAATTTCCTGATAGCGATTTCCTCACAACTCAAATTGAGTAGTGTGAGGATAGTCTTCGCGAGAGGTTCTCCCATGAAGACTCCTCTGGTTGCAGTAAAGGATGAATCATCCTTATCAACCAGACAGAGTCTGCCTAACCCTATAAGGGTAGTGCAGATCTCTAGGAGAGGGCTTTGGATTCCAAGGCCGTCTCCAAACCCACGTAATAATTGCATTGCAATTACGTGTGGTATACCATCCGTAGCCTCTTCGAGGTCGGATGATAAGCAAGCGCTATCCGGTGGAGAACGCCTTGCTTTTCCGAGCAGGTAAAGGTATTGCCAAGCCTGATCGGAACGCATCATTCCGCCTTCGGCGGATGGATGCGAAGCCAGATATGCTCGTGTAACATGAGCTACCGGCTGTTG